CAGATTTCTGAAGGGTAGCATTGAGTTGTGGTCGTAGCGTGCCTTCGCATCGTTCATGATTGCTTGGTTCAACTGCTGTTGTGGCAGTCCAACCTGATTGTACAGAGCACCAGACATCGCCAAAGGCATATTCATGATATTGCTGTACTGGCCTAAGGCGTTGTTTCTGGCAACCTGCGCTTGGTTGTAAGCGTTGTTATACATCTGCGCACCTGCATTGGTGACTTGCTTGTTCGCCTCATCTATGACGCGGTTGTTCATCAGGTCACCACGGCTTGATCCACCGTACTGCCCGGACATAACTTGGTTGGCGCGCAACCCGCCCATAACATCTTGAGCACTGTCCATTGCCTGTTGCTTGTAGACATTCATCATGTCTCCGTAAGGCGACCCTGCACCAGTGTTGACCCTACCAGACATCATGTCGTTGTAGTTCCCCAACATCTGGTTCATCTGATTCTGCGCACCACCAGTTATCCAGTTAGATGCTAGGTTCATGGACTCCTGTTGCGCAGGGGTGAACCCTGCAACCGTGGCACCCGGATAGTATTGAGGCAGTCCAGACTCGTACAGGTTCTGCGACTGCCCTAACTGTTGCTGATAGTACGGTTGCTGGTAAGGCGTTTGAGTGCTCGAACTTGAACTGCTCGAACTTGACTCACTGCTGTAAGGCGTTTGAGTTACTGTTGGTTGAGTTATGCTTCCCATAATATTATCCTAATAACGAGTAGGGGTTAGTTGAAGTGTTGGACCAAGAGTCCTGCAGCATACCAACCTGTGGATTCACATAGATTCCGGGGTCGTTGTATGCAACCTGCATCGCAGGATTAACCTGCGTAAGCCAGTTGTTGGCGTTAACCAATGGGTTCACTACCTGACCCGGCGTGACCGGTGAGAAACCAGTCATGGATGCGTAAGTGTCACCTAGGATGTCGGCTGTAGTTTTGCCTTGATCATCTGTAGGTGTGCCTTGACCACTGCCACGAACCTCGTCACGCCAGTCACCTGAACTTGCAGCGGGTGCGCCCCCACCGCCACCTGCGGGTGTTGCTGCCTGAGCAACGTAGTCTTCCACGTCAATGTAGTCTGATCCGCGTGTGTGACTTCTGAACCTGCCAGCCTTTTCCGGGTCTTCGTAGAATATCTTATCATCTGTATAGATAGCCCTAGGTCTGCCATCTCTGGATACAATCTCTGTTCCACCGGGAGCGCCAAGGCCAACCCTATATGTGTTGTCCATACCGCCAGAGACTGTTCCCCTAGTGTATTTCTGTTGTGAACTCTTATCTGCCATTAGTGCATCCTCATTTCTATTTGTTTCGTGACGATAGAATACTGATGATCCCATCCTTCAGGCTCTAGCGCCCGAACCATTCCTTTTCTTGTGTACGCTTCTAGATGTGAACAACCGCGCAGCATTGCGTACTCCTCTACTGCGGGTACGAACTTCGACCACAGGTCCATCCCCTTCATGCCCTTCTCACCGCCCTCACAGTACATCGTAAGGACCCTGACAAATGACTTTCTTGGATATCGGATTAACTCCGTTATCATGTGTCCGACAATTTCCTTGTCACTTATGAACACCCAGAGTCTAACCTTTCCGTCCATCAGTTCTGGAACAAAGTCATCCCCTGACATCACGCTGTCTGAGTGGAGCATTGCCTTCTGCACCCCCTCCCTGACATGTGCCCATACCTCATCAACATCCTCAGGCTCTACCAATACAAGGTAGTATTCCTGATCATCATGCTCAAATCGCTCTCTCATAATGAAACTATTACCTTCCATTCTGTCTTGTCGTAGATATACAGTCCGGCTGTTCCTGCACCATCATCGTGCAGTATGATGTCGCCATCCCGTGGCTTTGTCGGCCAGTTGTAGTAGCGATCAAGGTGCATATTCTTTAACTGAAACAACGCCTGTGATAGCGTTGTCAATTCATTGAACAGGTATTCAGCAAGGTCCTCATTGTTGTCTGGTTGTACATTGGGGGTCCATCCTTGGTTGCGTTCCAATGCCAGTCTTTCTTTAAACTGCATAGTTCATCACACCCCTGCGCCCTGCCTGTTCCATGTCAAACTCATACCCATGCAGTCTCCATGTGAAGTCACCTTCGGACTCCACCTTGATCCCGAAATATTTTCCTGTCACCCTGCATGATACTTTAGACTGCATATCAGGATTGAATGTGTATGGTCCTTCCCATTTGAGCGGGTCATCAGGGGACATCTGAGAGCAGACGGATACGTTCACAGTATTACTACCGCTGATACTAACCTTAGGCCAGACAGCCCGAACAAACTTGACAGAGCCGGGGTCACCCAGATCGTATCCGGTTCTCTCAATCACTGAGTACATATTGTCTGTGTCTTCCTTGTTTCCTGTGCCATTGCGGTACAACTTCTGGTCACCATACCCTGCGAACACCAGTTCCTGCAACACATTGAAGTATGCTCGTTCACCCCACTTGTCTACTCTGGAGCCCCAATCACCCACAGCATCCTCCCATTGCTCACCCTCTGTCAGGTTGACAACACCCTCACAGGCATGATCAATGTCGGGCAGGTCCCTGAGACTCATGGTTCCGGTTCTCCAGTTCCAGATAATTGCTCTGTCGCAGTGTCTGCTATTGTTCGACGGCCATGCGATCAGCATCTCCGTGTTCAGTTTGTCAGCCACCACGAATGCACGGAAGTAGTTGTCACCTGATATGTCGTCAAACATTTCAGACTGCAACTTGTCAGACAGCAGTGGCACAATGTTCTGACCGTTGTTCAAGTAGACATTGTTGTTGCCTATGAAGACATGACCACCATCGAACACATCTATGCCGTTTCGTGACAGCATACCAATGTCCTTCGCCATGACCTTGAACCCGAACATAAACGGGGGTCCAATGTAGTTCATGACATAAACGCAGTCTTCCTTGTACACCATGAAGGAGTCACCCAACTGCCGTCCACCCACAATCACACCTTTGGTTTCGTTCAGTTCGTATTCACCGGCATCCAGATCGGGATTCATTAAGTCCCACTTCTCTGGAGTCGGGGCCTCATAGGTGGACATAGGGGTAGACCACTGCACCATGTATGGGTTGGAGTAGTCAGGGTAGTTCACGCCCAGCCCAATGACATGGGACTTGAACGAATACATACTGGTGAACCTGCGTTCCTCACCATCAGGCGACAGAGGTACGAACTTCTCAAACTTGTTGGTTATGTCGAACTTGTTGTCGTCACCCATGGGCCAGTACAGGTTCTCAAGTCCTGCATACGTAGCATACAGAATCCTGCCGTTCCATTCGGCAGACCACACATCAGGGGATAGTATCTGTATTGGGTCAGTTGGTGTCAGGTCGTACCATTGACTGTCACTGGGATTGTACAACCATATCGCCAAATTCACTGATGCCCTTGTGATAGGGACATCATTTCCGAATACGATCCAGTAATCCTTTTCGTCCTGATTAACGAACACAAGGTGTTGGGGGTAGATGGGGCAATCCTTCATGACCTCCACATACCCATCCAGTTTTTCCACGCCATTGTCTACGAACCTCACGTTGAGGCCATTAGAGAAGGCGTTAGGTGGTAGGGAGTACGTTGGAGTATCCTTGATTATGCCCACCTGACCCACTTGTTCTATTGGGATGAGCGCCATCAGGCTACTTCCTTAATCTTGTGTAGGTCGTCATTGATGTAGTGTATAGCATTGTTGAGTATCCCTTCATGTTCTCTGGCATACCCTATGAGGGTATTGCACTTGGTACAAAGTATCCCACGGATATCCATAGGGTCAGAACCATGCACATGATCTACCGCCATTAACCGTGTGTCGCCTGTCTGATGCGCCTTACAAGGGTCTTCCTCAACACCACAGATAGCACACCCACCACCCTGAGACTTCAGTATGGCTTTGTAGTCCCGCATCCTTAGTCTCCACTTAGACCATAGGTTTGTCTCTGCCCTTTGCTCGTAAGTTCTGGTCTTGCGCCACTCTTTCATGTAGACTGCCTTTTCTTCCTTAGTCATACTCACATACCGCGCGGGAGATAGTAACCAGATGTCATAGGTTGCAGTGTTGATGTAACCACAGTTCCCTTAAGTTGTATCTTATTTCCTGCACCCAAAAATGTTGGGAATGAGTTAAAACTAAACTCAGCATTGTACCCATCGTTCCTTCCTATGAACTGACCTTCAGATGTCTCGCCACTTGGTCTGTAGTACCACTCGGTACTATTATCAGCACCAGTCAGAGAGTCAAAATAATACTGGACATATCCCTTGGTAGTGAATGCTGGCAAGTGTATGTCTACATCATGCCACACATTGTCACCCGGAATCCTGTACTCCTCTGGAGTTCCTGTGGATGCTGAAAGGCTCTCACCAAGAAGAACATAGTCACCACCATCATGGTAGACATTAATCATAGACTCCCCATCCTTCCCCTTCACACAAGCAAAGATACATCGATCATTGCCAAGGTAGTGCCCATTGTATGATGCAGTATCCGGTGCTGTGTCTGTAGCGTAAATACCATCAGAAGGTATCTCATTATCTGATATCTTTGTTTCATCGATGTAGACATAATACCACTGGTAGTTGGCAGAGGTGCCGACAGGGAATGTAACCTCATTAGCACCCACGGACTTGCAATACTTTGACTTGCCGGGTATCCACCACTCACCAACAGATATATTTAACTTTGCATTGTCGGTCATGGAGAATATGGGCCGGATCATTGCTTGTTCAAATGCTGATCCAGTAGGTGTGGGATCAGTCCATTCAAATCCTGTACCATCCTCCTTGACCCTCAAGAAGTCACCATCATGGCCGGACAAGTCCGGTATCATTGGCTCCTCAATGTCGGAAGGAAAGGCGTTTTTTAATACTTTCTTGATTAGTTTAAGGTGGTCATTTCCCTCACTAACCGGGTCAGTTGCCGGTGGATTTAAAGGCTGTAAATCCTTAATCCAATTTCCTGATTCTAGGCTCATTGTTCCACCTCATATTCGTATATTACTGGTTGTTCTGGGATATCAAACTCCTGCTCATCTGCCAACTTCAATCCCTCAAAGGTTACTGCCTCAGTGATGCTGTTCATCCTAGTGTTGAACAAGAGGTATACTCCATCACGCCATTGCTGGACGGCAGGGTTGATCGTCCACTTGGAAAACCAAGTTGACATCTCATCTGATCTCGTCAGCAGGAAGTCTGTTCTGGCAAGGATGGTATTCAGTTTATTGAGGTAATCCCTTGCCAAATCCTTCTGTAACTGATTAAACTCCTTAGGGATAGCCTCATAGCGTTCCACCCACACACCATCTTCAAAGGTTCTAGTCATAGCCCCTTGAGTGTAGTAGCGTGTGTCCACCTTCTCCACACGCAGTGGGTAGATGGTAGCAGACTCAAGTATCTCAGGATTCTTGAAGGCTGTTGCAGGATAGGATACCCCGTCGTATTTAAAAGGACGCGCTGTATTAAACGTGCCAATGTTTTCTGAAAACCACATATTAATGCCCTCTTGCGTATTTGAAGTTTTGTTCGCTTATTGCGAGGTATAAGTACTGTGCACCGGAGGCGTTTATGGGGCTGCCGCTATACCTCAACTTTAATCCATTTGATACGAAGTCCACCCATGCGGACCCGTCATCAAACTCTGCTCCTGCTTCATTAGGAGCAAGTATTGACGTAGCAGGATTAAACGTATTTCTAGCGGTGTCCAATATTCCCCAATTCATGCCGTCAGTGTTAATGTCCTTGACTAGTAAGAATCCGGGCTTGAACGGCAATGGAACAAACGTTCCGTCTTCCAACCCATTCCCCGAATACGACCCCACTTGAAGCATCTCGGTGTTGGCGAAGCAGTAGGCGATGTAGTCACCCACTGTCTGCGTGAACATGAACAGTTTGTCAGTTGGCTGGAATGATCCCCACGTTGGTTGGAATGTTGCTGCGGAGGCATCATTGAGTACAAGGCCATCATCTACCCCAGTGGGTGAACTGTGGACTTCCCATCTCTGATCGCCAGTCAACTTCTTGGTGATGATTAGGTCTGGAATTTTCCCAAGGCCATGCCCAATGGTCTTAAGGGATTGGGTTCCCATATTCCACTTAACCACACTGAATCCCATATCCCTGTTCGCACTGACTTGCGATGGGATACTGCCGTCGTTGTTGGTTACTGTGTCGCCTCCACGGAAGTTCCATGCAACAAAACTATTTAAATTACCATTCATTGAGGTATTGTTGCCCACGGTAAACCCATCAGAATCAAAACTACCAACACCTTCTGTTAGTGTTGATTCTTCCCAAGTGCCATCAGAGAACAATGTTTTAGTGGCGCCTCTGACTGCATCAGTGAGGCAATTATTGGCTTCAAAACTCCTTGATTTAATCCACACCAAGTCTGGTTGAAACCCAACACCTGTTATCGACTGCGTTCCACCATTCCCCGTATACGTCACAGCCTCAAAGTTCTCCTTCGGCTTCACCAGAGGGTCTGGGAGATTCTTGGTGCAGAGGGTCTTATAGGTGGAGTCTGGTGAGGTATACCCACGTTGACCAAAGTCAAATATAGGGTCTCCGTAGTATCCCAACCGATCATTCATTACTGCCGGTGTGTATCTATATCCAGATGTCAGGGTGAAGTCGGTAACCCAGAGTCCGTTATGTATGATGGATACCTCGTTTCCATCAACACGGAATTCTGTAACTTCACCAGCCTGAATAGTTATAGCCCCTGCTGATGATGTTCCAAGCGTCATCACATACCCAGAGTCAGTCAACATCACACCCTCTTGCTGCAATGTCATGTAATTTGCTGCGCCACTGTTGCTGCTATTGATTGCTAAGTATTGGGAGTCTGCGTCAACTAGTCCGACATAGTTGAACGTACCTCCCTTACTTCCCGTAGCCCCATCCCTAGTCCACTTAACACTGAATGCGTACTTGTCTAATGCGTTAGGAGGGAATGTAGCCCTAACGCCACGCCCCCAAGTCTGGGTTCCCGACATACCCAAGTTACCGGCGTATGTAGTTGCGCCCCTAAGAGCGTCGTCTAGCGGGTTTAAGGTGCAGTAGTTGTTCGTCGGGGTGTCAATCACCACAGATTCAGTTGAAAGCCCAGTTGGCGTGAAGTTGTTTCCATTCCCTGATGCGTCGGCACCAATGTTTGATGCCTCAAACGGAAGATAGAACCCGTTGTTTCCGTATGTCCCGGTGTAAGGGATTGGGTTGTAGGCTCCGTTGGAGTCTTCCAGTGCGAAGTGTTCCGGCTCTAATGCTTGTCCGTCGATGAAGTTGACTTCACTCATGTACCCGTCATAGTACGCATTAGGATTAGCCTTGGCCCCAATAGTGTGCCACTCAGTTGAGTTGACGAAGGTCTGATACCCCTGAGTAGGCCAGATAGGATCACCAGCACCACTACCTAACCAGTCTGTGATTCGCTCACCATTTATGTACAACCTGATTCTTTCAGACGATGTAGCATTGTTTGTGTCGGCACACAGGACAAAGTGCATCCACGATGCGGGGTCTCTGTACTCTGCTTTGGTGAGAAGAAGAAAGTTATAGTTGCCACCATAGTCACCAATGTTTAGGATGTCTTCTGCGCCATACTCATCCCTGAATCCACAGTACAACTCACCACTGGAGCCACGGGCAGAGAGTATGTTTCTGAATCCACCTAACTGGCTACGCTTCAACCAAACGCTAAACGTCCAAGTTGTTCTATCTCCAGCGGCAGCCGGAGTTCTATGGAGGTACGAACTGTCGCCACTCTCAAGCAACAACGACTGCCCAACCTCATAGCCACTAGAAATATTTTGTGCTTTGACTTGTTGCATTACGCTACGTCAGTCCATTTTCCGAATCGTGAAACAAACACTCTTGTAACATTTTCCCCAGTATCCTCTGGCGGTCCTAACTTGCTATCAAAGTCATCGCTGAATGACCATACCTGACCGCCTCCATAGGACACCCAAGTGATGGAGATGAACATCCCGTTTACTGTTGGGGCGTAGGGTGATGCGATATAGGTTGCTGTGCTGTTGTCAGACAGGGACATGACAGGCTTGGCCTGAGCATCCCATGAATATCTGGTGCTAATACCTGAACCAGCCTTAACAGCATCTGCTTTCTGTTCGTTGTATTGTCCGTATGTCCATGACTGATTGTTGTTGAGTTGCACGCCTCCGGCAACATCACAGTTAAACGTAATAGCGCTTGCACTTGATGCAATAGACATTCCCGTACCGGCGATCATCTGAACATCAGAGAAGTTGTCGTCCTCATCAACCAGTTGAATCTGAGGGACTGCTCTCAGGTTTGCGTCAGTCTCTATGCGGTAGGTCTTTCCTTCTGGTAGATTGGTAAGGCCAGAGCCGTCACCAGTAAAGGAGTTGCCGGAACTCGTGAAGTTCCAGTCTCCGGTTACGGTGTAGTCACCATCAGGATTGAATGGATCACCGGGATCACCCTTGGGGCCTACATCACCTCTGGGAACCGTGAAGTCAAACACAGCAGCACTGGTTGACCCAGAGTTTATGACTGCTGCTGAAGTTCCCGGTGCTCCGGTTGTGGTCCCACCGACATCTACTGTGGCTGCATCACCTTTCGGACCGGGTTCGCCTTGCGGTCCTTCAGCCCTTCCAGCGTCAATCCATTCCACACTCTCAGACCATACCCACATATGTTTGGTATCTTCTGTATAATAGGCATCACCTATAGAACCGGTGTAAGAGTTAGGCCATCCCGGTAGGTCTGTGTTTGTAGCGACTTCACCAAGAAGATTAATCCCTCCCCCGGGTGGTCCGGGCGGTCCCGGTGGAGCGGGTGATGCGTACCAAGAGTTAGTACTAATGTCATAAAGCAGGGCATCCCCATCGGCGGAACTGTCAACATCTACGTCTTCCAAGTCTCTCAGGTATTGTACATTGAGGTCTTCTTCACCCACCACAGTCCATGTAGAACCAGCGGGCACATCTACAGTTACACTGGATGCGTCAATTGGTCCCGGGGTTATGGCATTGTGATCTGCGGGAATGTCGTAGTCATAACGCAGAGTAGTCTGCCCAATCAGGAATGCCCTGTCTTGGAATGTGTCATCAGTCGGAGGATTGTTGTTGTCAATCCCCGGTGCCTGACCGCCGGTTAGACTACCAGCGGGCCAGTAGTTGGCAGTGTCCTCATAATCAAGGTCATCTGGGTTAATCGGAAACAGGTCATAAAGTGCCTGTCTTGTCTCCCTTATTTTTTCTGCGCCCTCTCCAATGATGTCCTCATCTTTAGGCTGATCGACTGGTATTGTTGGTTTCGCCATATCCTTATCCTTTTGCTGAAACTGTTACTGTGATTCTGAGGGCATCTCCGATCACAACATCCTTGGCCTCTGGGAATGAGGCGACTCCGTAGAGTATTCCATCGTCCGCACCCTTTGTTTTACCGCTTGTCATGAACACACCTTTAATATTAGAAGCCTGAGATATCATTGCCTGTACATCTTCCGCAATGTAGGTGTACTTGTTCCCAGAGACTACACCTCCATCAACAAAGGTTGCCTCTGATCTGTAGATATTGGTCGTACCCAAGAACTCTACAAACTCATGGTCCTGTGCGGTGTCTGTTGGGCTAACGTTGGCATTTGTACATAAACCAATATACCAATCCTCTTCTTCTCTTTCGGAGAATGTTCTGTCCATGAAATACTTGAGTCCGGTATTAACAACCAAGTTGTCAATCTCCTCAACCCATACTAACTTGTCATCACGGTAGCACTCAACTCTGTAGTGCGTACCCATGTTTATTTGGGAAATTGAACTGGTCGCCATGTAGTATTCTCCTGTCCTTTCGGTTTCCAAAAATCTTCCTCTGTGGAAGTAATTGTATTAACCATTGATAATTCTGCGTCTGCTTCAACTATATTCGTGCATTCATCCCACTGTGTTCCGGCATCATAGACCTCAGGAATCCAAGTCCTGTAGTCATGATTCCACTGACCAACATAAAGACATGGGGATGTTGACTCAACGTCAGCATTCTGCGCTGCGATAACATCAGGCCATCCTTCCCAAGTTGGCTTCATCAGTTCTGAACCGTAAGTGCTGAACCAGAATGCCTGTCCTTGTCATCCTGTAGTTGTAATGTCTGAACTGCCCTGTCATACCCTGCTGCCCAGAGTGCAGTACGCTCATCATTCTGAATGAACGGTTCCATCTCCATCAGTGAACCATAAAGGTAAATGTCTGGTGAATTCTGTAGCATCCAATTTGTAGGTGTGCTGGCAGACAGTGACGGGAACTTTCTCCAGAACAGCATCTCCATTTCATAGACGCCGCCGGGGACGGGACCAATCCTGATTTCGTTTGCTATGATGGTGTAGAACTTAGGCTCACCTTGACCCAAGTTCCATGCCTCATAGATTTCTGGGCTGACATATTGCATTGATACAGTCGGGTCTGTGTTCAAGCGAAACTCACGCATCTGTAGATAGTTTGTCGGCAAAGCATAGTTCGCCTGACCGCCAACAGTGTTGGCATATTCCTTCTGTTCCATAGACCTTAGGCGTAAGTCACGGTTGAACCTAGCCTCACATAACGCTATAAAATCAGGTATGAACTGAGCAAGGTCTGCCCTATCAGCCCAGTTAGCGATAGAGGTCTTCATTTCATCGTACGTTGATAGGGCCATAATTTATACCACGCTGTTGTGTGTTCTGAGGAATGCGTTATCCGGGTCGTTTAAATATTTTGCCAGCAGTGTTGGGTCTTTCTGAATCTCGCCATTAGTCTCCTTCATCCAATTCTGCCACACTACTAAGGGCACGCTTGCCACCTTTCTCCCAACAACTGAGTTGGCATTGGCATTGATATTGTTATTACGTTCGTACGCATTGCGGTCAAGTATTGGCTGCGCGTCTTGGTGAGTAGTGAGTGAAACTTGGTCAGCAGATTCTTCATATACCGTTTTGGTGTGCTCCGTTTGGTCAAATATTGTTTTCATTAGACAAATCCTTTTCCTCCTACGTGTGCGACCTTGGTCGGCTCAGCGTAGGCTTTCTTTAACTCTTTAACTGGGTCCAACTTCTTACCCTCTGGTTTCTTTACCTTTTGGGTTCCGAAATGTTTTTTCTTGAGTTTCATTTCTTACTTTTTCCTTTATATCCGTTTGCGTACGCCGCTCTCGCTTGACGATTCGCACCGGCTCTGGTTTTAAAGACCTTCCCATTGCGTCCCCATTTGTATCCGCCCTTGACTTTTTTAACTGGCATAATAAAAATGGTCAGGGGGCTCGAAAGCCCCCATCCCAAATACCTCTTACGGCGCAGGTGCCCAGCCCGTAATCTTACCGTTGGCGGCTTCGTTCTTGGAACGGAGGCCATACTCAACGACAAGTAACTGGCTGATCGAGTCACCGGTGCGAGCAAGATCATGAGTCATAAACGGTCGCAGGTAAGCGATGTCCCAGTACTCATAGTCAAGCAGGTACGCGGTTTCTGCCGGCATCAGGCGGTTCGGTACAATCTGAAGATTTCCGAAATCCGAAACATAGATGTCAACAGCAGCCACGACATACGCGGGTGACTTGTTGTTAGCAGTCGTCTGCAACTGCGACACACTCTGCGACAATGCAGAGATAGCCTGTTTGATAACGCCATCAACCATGATAACTGATGGTTTAGCACCGGCTTTCCAGCACTGCTCCATGTTATCGCGGATGTCATCTTCGGCAACAACCGTGCCTACGGTGACGTTAGACGTGATCCATGCGCCGACAGAACCCGTAGCACGGGCAGTCGATGACGTACCAGCGGAAGGTGCGGTAGCGAGTTCAAGCAACATGGCTTCCATGTCCAACTTTAACTCCTTCGCACGCTTGGCCATCTGATAAGCCTGAGTTGACTTACGTCCGGCAAAGTCAACTGCCTCGGCGGTTCCAGAACTCTGGACTGCCTTGGAACTGATCTGCGTGTAGTTTCCTACGCGAGACGGCTCATCAACGGCAATGACGGAAGCGTCGTCACCTTCAACCTGACGGTTATCGTTACCACCATCGAGAGTGTCAGTCTGCCACTCAAAGTAGGTGTTGTCGCAGGTGCTGCGACCAATACCACTCATGAACGGAGTTTCCTCCGGAGCGATATTGTAGATGATGTTGGATAGGTCCTCTCGGATTCCAACTGCGCCATACGTTAGGCGCGTATTAGTAGGTACTGCCATAACAGTTCTCCTTAGTTAGATAAGGTCCTCCATCAGTTTGGCAGCGTCTTTATAACTGCCGGTAGATTTCAGACGGTTGACTTGAGCCTTACGTTTCTTTTTGTCATCGGCATCCTTTGCTCTGGATGTACCTGACTTAACTAACTTGGGTTTATTGCGTATCTTCTTTTTCTTGATGTCTCCACCCTCAAGGGCATCATACTTCATGGCTTTGATTAGAACCTGAAGTGAACGATGGTCTGCAAGACCTTCAATCTCCTCTGGTTGATAACCAACACCTTCAGCATAACTACGGATTTGCCCAGCGAGTGCCGTGCGTTTCTCCGTGTCACCCCACTCGGGCATTGCTTCCGTCATGAGTTTGTGTTCATTTGCAACATGCTCCGCCATCAGCCGACCTCTTTCCTCTTGCGCCTCTTCTGCAGCCTGTTGCTGCAACCGTTGCGCATGTTGGATTCTGGCCTGTGCTTCACGGAACTCGTCACGCTTTGTCACATACTCAATCGGATCATCTTCTTTTAGAGCCCTCCAGTCAATCCTTGAGAACTGATCAAGGTTGCCGTTGGCTGCTGCAATAAATTGTCCAGTTGCCTGAATGTATTGCTCACGGATCGTATTGTTCTGCTCGATCTCCTCCGCCATCTTGGCGTAGGCTTCTTCCAGTTCTTTACGCTCCGTTGCCAGTTCTTGTGTCTTACGGGTGTAGTCACTCTGGCGTGAATAACCTGAGACCAGTTCGTCGAGACTAACTTCAATCTCCTCTCCGTCTACTTTAACGGAATAGACATCAGATGTATCGTCGCCTTCTGCGTCGCGGTTATCGTCAGGTTCGTATTCCTCTTCCTCTTCTTCAGATTCAGATTCCTCGACCTCTTCCTCGTCCACCGACTCCTCTTCCGTCTCCGGTTGAGAGTCCTCAGTTTCTTCTAAGGGTGCCTCTTCCTCCGTGCTGGGTTCTGCGTCTTCCGCGTCCAACATTTTCAGTAAGGCGTCTGTGGCAGTTGCGATACTGCCGTCTTCGTTTGCTTCCGCAGGTTCCGGTAGATTCGGGATGTCTGCTGCTGCTACACGATTTTCCATAATTTATCTCCTGTCAGATGTATGGGTGCTTATGTAATGATTGGGCTATCTGCCCGGTTTCTAACACGCTCTCTATGTGCGCGTAGAGTCTGTCCACGAGTTTGATACTCAGGTGCAGTGATTCTCGCTTCTCTAGTTCGTGTGCCTCGGTGTGCATCCACTCTGACACTAACTGCTTCTTCAATATTTCTAAGGACTCTGTAAAG